TGGTAGGGTGATAGTCCCGATAAGTTCTTGAGTTACGTCCCAGACGTTCGTCGTTCCGTTCCAAATGATAGAGGCAACTAAGACCCGTTGGCAGTTGTAGTTATATTGAACAGGGGTCGTCTGTCCGCCGGTGATTAAATAGCCAGCGGGTGAGCCGTCTACGTCTAAGGTCGTCGCTCCGATACCACCGTAGAGTCTAATGCTGTCGGTCGTGTCAGCCTCGCCCCAAGGGGTCGTCTTGTCAAAAGCGTCGCTACCGTCAGCCATTATTACTAAAGCAGGACCGCGAAACTCCGAGGCTTGGTTAAGGGGTTGCCGGACAATGTAGACGCCCCAGCTGTCAGAGCCTTCGGCAGCGGCGTTGGCAATCGTGATAAAGCCTTCTGAGTCTGCCCAAGGGCCAGAGGCATTTGAGCCCGTAGTCTTTGAGCCCGTAGGGTAAGCCCAGATGCCAGTGAGGTCATACTCGGCAGACGTTGCGTCTAGGCCTGTACCCGACCAGACGTCTTGCGTGATCACGCGGCCCTTGCACGTAAAGACATTGTTACCCGACACTAGGACTTCAAACTGCTCAGGGGGTACGAATGGAGCCGGGTCCGTGTAAGGCTGGTTGATGTCCAGCGTCGTGCCGTGAACTGAAGTGCTAAAAGAAAACCCTACTCCTGGTTGAATAGCCATTAGATGTTGGTGTAGACGTAGTCGTCCCAGCCAGTCTTTGAGTAACGGATCTCGTAGTTGATTTTATACAGGGCACCGAACTGCTCAACGTTGACTTGCGATAAAAGGTTTACGTTTCCAATGTTTGCGACTGTCCCAACAGGGGCCCAAGAGGGTAAGAGTTCAAACACGCCCCAAGTTGCGGTGGCGGTTGCCGTATTAAGGAGACCAAGCAGCGCCTGAACGTCGGCAAGTTGAGTGCTATACATTACGCCAGAGTAAGAAGTGACCGTGGCAAGGTAGTTTGTCTTGCCGTAGAAGCTGGGGTAGATGGGGTCTACAAAGCCGATAAAGCGACCGCCGTCTTCGGACTCAAAGCAGGCACCGTTAGAACCAGTGAAAGACAAAGTGTCTGGTCCCTTAGGAGTTGTCTTTGACTGCACGCGTGGTCCGAGAGTATCTTCTGTATATGGACCAGCGCCCGCGATCACGCCCGCGAAGAGCGGGTCAGCCGTAAAGAAGTTAGGGTGCGAGGTCAGCGGTTCGCTCGTCAGGCCGTTAGCCGATGAGGTGTTAGGGTTTGTGCGGGCTCCGGCGTTCACCGACGGGTCGATGCCAACGTAGTCCACCGTGACCGTCGCCATGTCTAACGCGTCCCAGCTGATACGCCACTTGTCGATTTTAAGGTAGGTATAGGCAGGGTCTGGGTGGGCGGTTCCTTTGACCAGGAAGGCAGTCAACGCTGAGGTGTAGTCGGCCTTATAGACGCTAACAGAAGTGTGCAGACCAAAGCCGTCCGAGACGACTGTCCAGCCAGCTTGAAGGATAGGGGTGACGAGGGTGTCGCCTGTGTTTACGATAGCCATTGGTGGAGATTATTTGCTGCCCTGGAGCATAGAGGCTCGGGATGGGATTGGGGATTTAGTGAAGTCAGTCGGGACGCCGCCGCCCGGTGACTTGTTGTTTAAGGACTCAAGCAGGGCGGTTTGCTTGCGGGCTTCTTCGAGCTGCATGGTCATAGCCTCCATAACAGGGTTAGCGCCGACGCCGACAACGTTGCCAAAGCCTTCGGGGGTCTTGAATGATGTCGGGCCGGTGGGGACTTTGGGTCCATCGTTTTGGGCAGTAATATTCGGATATTTCAATCTAGCAACAGCGTCTTGCACGTCCTTTTCTTTAGACATGGCTTCAGCAGAGTTAGCGTCAATACCAGTACGAAGACGAAAGCCACGAAAGCCGCCAATTTCGTCAGCGATTTTGTCACGCATACCGTCTATCTTTAGTTCCTCTTCGGTTTCTTTTTCGCGGGCTTTCTTAGCCATCTCCTGTTCCTTGGCGTCGTCTTCTCTTGCCCTGCGATCTCTAGCAAGGTTGACAGTCACTGGGTCTAGGTACTTTGACTCGCCTTTGACGGCAAAGTCGTACGCCTCTTTGGCTTCCTGTTTAGCCTTTGCAATAGCGGCGCTAATGAAGGAGATAGCCGACTGGATTAAAATCATCGGGGCGATAAACCCCAAGGCAATGTCCTTGAATGAATTGCTGAACTTCTTTCCGATGTCGTTTAACTGATTTTGAAAACCAGACGTGGCGGCCTTGGCTTTGTCCATAGCCTGGGGAACGTCCGAGGTCGTCTTGATGTTTACTTCTAGGGATTGAGCCATGTTAGTCGGTCTTCTCCTTTGCCAAAGTGGAAGCAGCCGCCGCCCTTTCGGCTTCCATGTAGGCCTCTTCCTCAGGAGTCATTATCTTGACCTCTGCCCCCTTGCGAATGGCTAACGCGGAGTTAAGCCAGATGGCCTGACACTCCGGCATCTCCCAAGCCCGCTGCTCTGGGATGCCTGACGCGATCAGGTTGGCGACGATAGCCAGGGGCCAAGGGACGCCCGTATCTCCTCCGCTCTTCTTACCGTCCTGCTCCCAGAACTTAGGCCAGTCGTGAATAAGGATGTAGCCGGCAAAGGCGTTAAGCAAAGCCTCGAACTTAGCAGGGTTGCGGTTTAGACTTAGTATGCGTAACTTGTCTACCCAGCCAATACCGCCAAGCGGCTCCTCGGCGCACACCTGACAGGCAAAGATAAGGTCGCCTGGAGTGATGCCGCGGTCGCCCGTGATCAGCGGGGAGTTAAACGCCATTAGTCGCACGCGGTACTTGAGGCACCACGGATAAAGCGAACGACCCAGCAACTTGAAGGGAGCCGGGTCGATACAGGAATTAAGATAACGGCTATCCACGCCGTGACTATGCCCCTACTCGGGGCTGGGTCAATTAAGGCGTTACGCCTTCGTAGTCCGTCGCCGTAATAGAAACCGAGGTAAAGTCCTTATTGGAACCCTTCTGAGTAATTGCGGTGATGGTGCCGACGTAGGACACCGAGGCCGAGCCGCTTGGGTAGGCCGTGTCAGCGTTAATCGTGAAAGAGAAGCTAGCGCCAAGGACCGGCATACCAGAGGTCTTGCAGATACCGTCGACGGTAATCTCGGTTTTGCGGTCGTCGTAGCGGGCCGTCTTGGTCAGGCCAGTCTCATCGGCTACCGTGCCCGACAGGTTAAAGGTCGAGTTAACCGAGTAGGACTGCACGAAAAGGTTGGTGACCGTCCCCGCGACACCAAAGAGGCAAGTAGTTCCAGTAGATACGGCAGCCATGATTACTTTTGCAAGGGTTGGAAACCTTACGGGGCGAGACAGGTGATGACCGAGAAGGCAAAGGAGGTCGCCCAGCTGCGCTCGTCAATCCCCTCGTCCTCGGAAACAATGCCCACGTCGTAGCAAGTCGCGTCCCCGCCAGAGACAAACGCGGCCTTAATGCTGACTAGGTCACGCATATTCCCGACCAGGGCGGCACACCGGGTGCGGTGATCGGCTAGGGTCGTGTCGTCGGCGTTAGAGAAGAGGGTGATGCGGACCGAGCAGTCGTAGTTACCCTCGCCGTCAGGAAGGCTGGCAGGGGGTCGGGCAGAGTCGCAAAGGACGACGGCCTTGGGCAGGGTCTGGGTCGCGGCGTTGTCTCCCGTGAGGAAGGACACCGTGGTAAGCCCAGTCTGGGTCGAGAGGTAGGTCGCGAGCGTAGACTCGACGATGTGACGGATGGAGGCGGGCATGGTTATTTGCGGTTAAACTTGGCGGTGTCCTTGTCGATGAGGTTGCGGATTTTAGCGGGCATTTGCTTGATGCGGTTGGCGTAGACTAGGCCGAGGACGCCCGCTTGGTCGGCGATGCCGAAGATGTTGCCAGAGAGGTTGCGGATAGTGACATCGGCTAACTTGTCAGAGAATTGGGTGACGCTCTGCCCGGCAACGGAACTGTGCTTGGTAATCCAGCCGGCGCCGCGGAGGGCAGCCCCCGCGTTCTTCTCAACACCGTTAATGACCGGGCGGGGGAGGGACATCAGGGCTTTGTACCAGCCCGACTTAATGGCGCCGACGCTGTCCTGGCGTTGGGCGATGTAGGTTTCAAAGTCGGCCTTACGCTCGACGACCCGCTTATCAAAGGAGCGGATGCCGCTCATGTTGCGTCCGTTCTTCCAGAGTCGCCCGTTGTTGCGCTGATAGACAGGCCGAAAGACTCCGTCGATGGCAGCCGTCCCTTCAAGGGGAGCCCCGTCCGAGCTGAGAGACTGAGAGGCCACGCGGTTGCCGATACGGTTAAAGTAGTTCTTAGCCCGATTGAAACCCTCGGTCGTCCCGAACCCCTTGTACTGGGGCGAGAGCATACGGGCCACGAATGAGTTAGCGGAGATGATAGAGGACTGGGTCGAGGCCACCTTCCAGAACAGGCCTTGGTTATTGTTCAGGGCTAAGGAGCCGAGGCGTTTAATGACGCGGGTCGCTTGAGTGCCGGCACTGCCACCTGTTAGCGGTACAACCACCTTGCCTACGTCTCGGTCAACGGCTTTCTCCCCGGCCTTCTTGGCAGAGTTAGACAGACCACCACCACCGCCCTTAGTCAGCGGAGGGGTAAAGTTGGCGGCGTCCTGACAAGCTAAGGCGGCCTGCTCGAGCGTCGCGTCTCGGATGGTCTGCTTGCTGGCCGCGGCAAACTTCTGGATGGCGTCCACGAAGGCTGCTTGACTGGCGGGCGTGAGCGTGACCTTGACCACGGCGCTTACTGGTTGTCGTCGATGACGAGGAGCGTGATCCAAGCGGACGCGGGCTTGTGAGTCTGGGTCGTGATGCGGACGTTAAGGCCGCCGGCGACGATTTTCTTACCTTGGCCTAGGGAGGCGATGGGGACACCAGCCGAGAGCAGGGCCGCCGATGACCCATTGGACCCGTCTGGGAGGCTCCAGGCGGCTGTTACAGCGGGCACCCTTACCGTGTACTGGGTCTTCTCTACATACCCCCCTGCTTCGAGGACGGTCTGGACGGCAGGGTCAGAGATGAGGCATTGGAAGGTGATGGCCCCAGAGTTGGCAGAACCAGCCACGCCGAAGTCGGCAATCATCTCCTTAGCGTCGTCCAAGAACTCGGTCCCGTATAGGCTCATACTGTTGCGACAGTTGGCAATAGGGTAAAACAAAAGACCCCCAAGGGGTTAGCCAAGGGGGTCTCGTTTAGGCGGCTAGAGCCGCGTCGCTTACGCGCTCAGGAGCCGACGGAGGCTGGTGGCTCGTCCAACGCTGGCACCCATAAGTAGGGTTGCTGTGACGTTGTAGTAGCCCGACTGCTCCTGGAGCACCATGACCTGGACCGAGAGACCCGTTGCTGGGTCGGTGGCCTGAGACACATCAGCGCCCGGGATTTCATTGAAGGGCAGGGCGGTCGCAACAGCGATAGCGTCGGCACCGCACAAGAAACCAGAAAGGTTCTGGGAGTTGCCCGAGAGGTTCGAGAACTGGTAGACCTGAGCGCCGGCAATCGTACCGAGGGAGCCGGTCGAGATGACGTTAGCACCGAGCTGGAAGGCAGCGATGATGGAGGCATCCGAGCGGAGGTCAGAGATGTAGGTATTGTTCAGGACGAGGGCGCGCTTGTCTGGGGCCTTGGCGTCGTCGAGGGTCTTCTGAGCAGCGACCACTTCAGCGTAGGACAGAGCAACGCCGGTGACGGTGTTGGAGCTGTAGTTAGCGGCGGTGATCAGGTTGTTCACTTCGTTCATGCAAGCCTGCGAGAGAGCGATAGCGGCAGTCTCAGCAAAGTTGGTGGCGAAGAAGCCCACGCCGTACTGACGAATATCGAGAGGCGAGAAGCGGCTCGAAACTTTAAAATGTTTTAGCGTTACCTGCGAGCTGGTCACAGTCGCGTCGTCGCCGGAGAGGTAACCGTCGGCACCAAATTCCGTAGCAACGGAGGTACCGATCAGGGGAACCTGAATAACCGCTCCGCCGTTCTGCACGGAGGTGGTCAAGACGGTGGAGAAACCCGAGAGCATCGGGAGTTTGTTAGCCAGGGCTTTGATGACGCCCTGGGCGAGAACTGCTGGAGCAGCTGCGATGGAATTAGCCATAGTAGTATATTAGGAGATTAGGGTGAGAGAAAAATTAGACCTTGATGCCCGCGTAAATCGCTTGGGCGTTCTTGGCGAAGTAGTCAGCCTTAGCGGCTGGGTCGGTCAGGCTGTTAAAGACAGCGAGAGCGTCCACCTTGGCGGCGACGTTGTCGGAGCCGGGGATGATGGCGGTCGGTTCGACGCCTACGGAGGCGGCAATCTTAGCGGCTTCCTTGGAGGCCGAGACCTTGGTGCTTTCGAGTTCCGCGATCTTAGCGGCGAAGGCGTCGCGTTCAGCGGTAGCCTTTTCGAGGGAGACACCGAGAGCAGAGAGTGAGGCTTCCTTGGTGACGAGGTCGGCCTTGATGGCAGTCAGTTCGTCCACGGCGCCGACGGTCAATTTCTCAACGGTCGCACGGAGGTCGTCGCGTTCAGCAGTTAATGCCTGGGCGAGAAGGTCGGCGGTCGAGAGTTGGTCTTCGATAGTCATCTTGTAATTGCGGATAGTGGAAACGGCAGACTCTTCGTCCAGCTGCTTGACCTTGGCCTCAGCCCAGTCAGCGGTCCGCATGATGTCGCCCGAGGTCGGTCCACCCCATAGAGCCCAAGCCACGGCACCCGCTCCAGGGAAGTCCTCGGAGTCTGGGTCGTTCTTAGGGGCGTCCATGTCGGGACGGTGCCGGCTAAACCACGGACCCATTCGGCGAACCTTGTCTTCGGAAACTGAACCGTTAGCCATGTCGCGGGCCTCCGCGAGCGTCTGGTCGGTTACGCCGTCGCCTGACAGTCCGTCTTTATGCCACTGAAGGCCACGGACGGCGGCAGCGCTGACGTAGTCGGGGACGTCGATAGCCATTACTTCTTCTTAGCAGGGACCGCAGGGGCAGGGGCGATGCTGTTATCAGCCCACATCGAGACCGCCTCGTTGAAGGAGTCCGCAAGGCCAGTCACAAGACCGCGCTGGGCGGCTTGCTTGCCAGAGAAGACTTGGCCTTCCATGTCCTCGGCCTTGACCATCTTACGCGTCTTGAGGACGGCGGCCTTGAAGTCGGCGTGGATTTCGTCGACCCCTTCCTGAAGATGAGCCTGATGGGCATCGGTCACTTCGGCACCGGGTACGCCGATGGCCTTGTGCTGACCAGCCTTGATGACGATCATCTTAATCCCTTCGGCCTTGGCGGCTTCAGAGTAGTCGGCGACGACCATGTAGACGCCCACGGAGCCGACCGTGCTAGAGGGTGAAGCAACGACCTTATCAGCTGCGGCGGCAACCCAGTAAGCGGCGCTTGCCATCTCGGTGTCGGTGTAGGACATCGTCGGCTTGGCGATATTGCGGACCTTGTTGGCAAGTTCTTCAACGCCCGTCACCGTCCCGCCAGGGGATGAGACTTGGAAGGCGATGCGGGTTACTTGCGGGTTCATCGCGTACTCGTCGATAGTGTCGGCGATGTCAGAGACGTC